CTGCCATCATATTCCACGATGTCGTTGGCCATGGCCACCATGGGTTGTCCACTGGTTCCGGCCCAAGCATCAGCAGTTGTGCCAGACCATGAACCTGTACTTTCAGTTAGTAGATATCTAGTGCCTTCTTCGGCATCGGGCAAGCCTGCTCCTGGTCCACTCAACAGTGGATTGATTACAGCATCAACCGGTGACAAGGTGTTGCTGGGCACAGTGTCTTCATTCACATTCCACAATAGAAATCTATCATCGCTGGGATCAAATGTCACGGTACCAATCACATCAGTGCCATCTGGTTGCTCTAGGCTGACGTAACTGATTCCAGGCCTCAATGTGCCATACATTCCAACCACGGCCGACCACATGAGATTGCTGTCAGGGCTGTCTGGCGGTGTTAGGCTGGCATTGGATTGATCAACCACTTGGGGTTCTCTCAACACTTGCAATGTATTATTGATCAATACCACCTGATAGTTGAATGGTGTAAAGGCCTGTCTGGTCCCTAGCAACAAATCGTTGTCGGTAATAGCAAGGCTGGCATCACCGTTGGCATCATAGATACTGGCCACGATACGTTCAACCACACCCAGTTTCTTGACCTTGGCTGGACTGGAAATCCACATGGGCAATCTAAAGGTTAAGGTAGCTATGTCAATGGCGGATTCGGTATTACCTGCACCAACGGTGCGGCTTGACCACGTGACATCTTCAAGATAAATTGTAGTTAAACTGGTCCAATCTATGTAGTTGTCGGTGCTTTGTATTTCTAAACTGGGATTGAACAGGACCAAGATTTGTTCTAGTAACTGCATTTTTTGATTGGTATTTGACGTCCACAGGTCCAACTTCAAGGTTAATTCAAACGGCACTGGCATTAGTCGGTCTATGGTAAACGCATTGCCTTGTGTGGTTTCGTAAGTGTCAGTCATGCTGTCGTAGGTTCTTTGACGCACCTGGATGGTGCTGACAAAGTTGGGTTCCTGGATCATGGCTCTATTGTATTTGAGATTGGTAATGTAAAAAGTCATTAACGGCGTGCTGGGCAGTTCGTTGGCACTATTTTGCTGTATAATAGTTTGGGCTTGACGACTGCTGTCACCATAGCGCACAGGAACACGGACCAGTGTGTCGTTTTTGCCTTCTTCGTTACGTCCATATTCGACCTGGAAGTTGCTAAAGATCCTGGCAAATTGCAACAGGAAACGACGTATTTGTTCGTCATAAAAGAAAGAAGTTACAGCCATAATTAGTGTCCTGGTGGTCTTGGATTTGGTGGTAAGTCACCGCCTTGATCACCATTGTCGGCTAGCGGTTTCAAGATCTGGCTGAGACTTTGACGACTTGGTATGTTGCCCATGTCAGTGGTGCTCACTGTGTATGTATTGTTCACAAAGCTGTTGCGTTGAGTTTCTGCAGCCGGTGCCAGATCAAGATCGGTACGTACTGCCGACTCAATGCTGACCCAACGTCCGCCATCGTAACGGAACAATCTATTGGGGAAATAATCTAGACGCAAGGCATAGGTACCAATTACTGGATTGGGCGGAAAGCTCACACCGGGCACGACCGGCAATCCGTTTGGAGGCAGTAGGTATCCGGTTTCAGGATCGTAGCCTCCGGTCAAGTAACCCAAGGTATAGCCAAATCCGGTTGGAGTGGTACCTTCACCGGCCTGTGTGCTACTGGAAGACACCGATCCATCGCTGGCCACGATGCCAGCACTGGCTGGAGCACCCAAAGGGGTGGTTGGTAATATATAAAATTTTGTAGTATCGTAACCACTGAGTGGAACATCTGCGTAGGCCTGGGTCAACAAGGCATCGTTGATTTGTAAATCTTTAGGACGAGTGCTCATGCGGTCGCCTACAGTGGCCGGATCAGGGATAGGAGTCCAGTATGTGGTATCGGTTATGGGTGTTCCGGGCGGAACATTGCCCTTGCTAATGTAATAATTATTACCGTCCAGCACAGTAAAGCCACCAGGATAAAAATTTCCAGGATCCCAAATGTTGTCGGGCATGAAAGGTTTGTTTACAATTTGTTGAAACTCTTGAGCGTTGACCATAGGAGTTGCTTTGACACGCCAAATATGCGGCAACCAGGTCTGACTGAATCCCTCTTGAGCATAGCTGGCATCTTGTACCACATAGTATTTGGGCAACGGTAGCGGTATAGTTGGATCCAGAGGATAGTAATCTTTGAGATTGGGCAGTTCTAGCACATCGCCTGACATCAGTTTGCGACCAAAAGCATCTATCATGTAGTTGTAGTGGAAGGTGATAAACAAGGTATCATTGTTCAAGAACAGGCCAAATTGTGTAAGATCAAAGTCAATATCTTGCTGGCGATAAACACCGCGCATGATGTACACATCAGGATCATAGACTCGATCTCGATTTTCCAGCAACAGCAAATCTTCGATATAGAGTGGATTACTGCTGTCGTAGACCGGTAGCGTGGCATCGTTGTTGCCGGGATTTGGCGAAGCATCCACGATAGGACCCATGTATTTGTGTACATAAACATCTACTCCACCCACGGTATACATCTCTTTGATGGTTCGATCAAAGAATTGATAGTCGGCTGTTCGATTAGGACGATAAAGGCTCAAGCGTGGCATAGTCAAGTATTTACCGCAAAGTTAGACCAAAAATTCAAAACAGGATAAAATACTATATGGACGAATTACTAGAACGAGTAGAACAAGCCGAACGCCAAATTGCCACAGTACGAAGCAAGGTGGCTCGCAGGGATCTGATCAAGATGCTCAAACCCATTGACGTGATCTTGAATCGACTGAGCCAGGAAAGCGTGGAATGTCGTAGATTGCATCGACCTACTGCACGTTATCAAACTCTGGAACAAGAAGCACAGGACTTGATAAGTCATTTGGAAAAATACCTAATTTTTGCCTGTTTGCTGGGTGGTTGACTGCGAATCATTTGGGTGCTATAATTAACAATCATGATATCAAGGACAAGCAATGGTAAAAACTAAAAAAGCCTCCGCTGAAATTAAGCTGTTGAATCCCAAAAGTGCTGATGTAAAATACACCGGCACCGAACCGGCTTGGCGATTGGTATTAACTGACGGCGATAGAACCAGCGCCATGCTCAAGGCCTTTGCTTGGTACAATTATCATTACGGCAAAAAAGACGCCAAAGAAATGATTGCCCACTGGTTGGAACATCATGACCGACTCCGAGACGCCAAACTAATAAGAGGAATTCCAGACAGCCAAATCCGTAGTACCACAGCTTGGGTTTGTAGAATGAACTTGATCGGACTTGATCTAAGTGAACACGAACTCAGCGTGGTTGATTCGCAAATCGCAGACATGTTGCGTAGCAAACAAGAAGTGGTCAAGGTGGTAACCGAAGCAGAAACCACGCAGGCTCGATTGACCATACAAGATCACCTACGTGAGCGCATGAGCGAATGTGCCGGCGAATTGGAAGGCATGTTTGATGAGTTTATAAAACAGGGCGCAAAGATGTCAGCTGACTGGAAGCCTATAGCACAGATACGTGGCATGAATGTGGCACCACAGATGATTGGCACCATTGCCAACTGTTGGAAAGAACGCTTGGCTGAATTTGAAGAAACTGTGGAAGGGCGCGATGCCGACCTGGTAGAAGCATATGGCCATTTAAGCAAGATACAGTTGCGTAATTGCATAAAGTTTTGTGAAACTGTGATCAACGACTGTGCCAGTTACGTACAGATCAAGAAAGTGGAACGCAAACCACGTGCCAAGAAAGCTGTCAGTCCAGAAAAATTATCCAGCCGGTTTAAATATCTCAAGGAGTTTCCAGAACTCAATTTAACGTCGGCCGCTCCGGCCACCCTGGTCAATGCGTCAGAAGCCTGGCTGTATGACACCAAAAAACGCAAGTTGATCCATGTCGTAGCTGACACTCACATAGGCTCGTTCACTGTCAAAGGAACCAGCATCGTGGCGTTTGATGCGGCAAACAGTTCGCAGAAAACACTGCGTAAGCCGGCCGAACAGATCCGATCTGTGACTTCCGTGGGAAAACCTGCCGCCCGTAAAGTGTACAAAGAGATAAAAAGCACAGAAATCCGGTTCAACGGACGTGGCAACGAGCACTTGATCATACTGCGGGCCTGGTAGTGTATTGATAAATATTCATACTGGAGCGATCGTATGAGTATTCAATCAGAATCAAGTTTAGAAACACTAAAACAAGACCTATTCAAGTATGTGCAATATCAGCTGGGCAGTCAGATCATCGATCTTGAACTGGATGCCGAGCACTACGAAGCCGCTTATAGGAACACAGTGGGAACCTATCGTCAGCGGGCACAAAACGCCTATGAAGAAAGTTACACTTTCATGGAGTTGGTGACCAATGTCAACATCTATGAATTGCCACAAGAAGTTTACAGTGTGCGTCAGATCTTCCGTAGAACATTTGGTGACAGCACTGGTCCATTTGCATCAAACTTTGACCCTTTCAGTCAAGCGTCACTGAACGTTTACTTGATGAATTTCAACGTGGCAGGCGGACTGGCCACTTACGATTTTTACAGCCAATATGTGGAATTGGCCGGACGCATGTTTGGAGCCTACATGAACTACACATTCAATCCTGTGACCAAAAAACTACAGTTGATACGTGATCCCAAAGGCTCGGGCGAAGCTGTGTTACTCTGGACCTACAACTACAAACCCGAATTCAACATGTTGAGCGATCCCTTAATCGCTCAATGGATGCGCAACTACATGGTTGGAAACTGCAAGCTGATCATTGGTGAAGCAAGAGAAAAGTTTGGAACCATCGCCGGTCCACAAGGCGGTGGTACTCTAAATGGTACAGCCATGAAAGCTGAAGGACTTGCCATAATGGAAAAGGGCATTGAAGAACTCAAGATGTATGTGGATGGCAGTGCTCCTTTGAGCTGGGTTATTGGTTAACCTTTTTCTAACACTAATTTTTTATTTTCTGTTATACTAAGTGTATGGCAGATTTAATGATCGACCTAGAAGGTCTAGGCACCGGACCAGATACCACAATACTCACTATCGCAGCTCAGAGCTTTGATCCGCTTGGATCAGGCTATCACGAGCAAAAATACTATGCCAGGATTACCCTGGAAAGCCAAGCCGATCGAAGCATACAACAAAGCACCATAGACTGGTGGGCCACCCAACCTGCAGAGGCCAGAGATGAAGCGTTCAACGAAGCGGGCCGAATACCATTAGATCACGCTCTGGACAGTCTGGGTCGGTTGATCTGGCACAGCAAACGCATCTGGGCTCAAGGTCCTACCTATGACATGAACATCCTGGAACATGCCTACAAAAGCTACGGAAAACCCATACCCTGGCAGTATTACAATGTACGAGATAGCAGAACAGTATTCAGCTTGTGGCCCGGACTACCTAAACCGCCCACCAGTCATCACGCCTTGGAAGACTGTCGCAGGCAGATTGCGTTACTGCAAACCACTTTGAAACATTTTGACATAAAGGAACTGGCATGATTATTGGTGTATGTGGCTTGATAGGTGCAGGCAAAGATACTATAGCGGATTATCTAGTAAACATACATGAATTCAAACGTGAAAGTTTTGCCAACACTCTCAAGGATGCTGTTGCCTATATATTCGGTTGGGACAGAGAATTGTTAGAAGGTCGTACCAAACAGAGCCGTGCCTGGCGAGAACAAC